TACAGTTATGTGACAAATATGTGACAGAAATGTTACCTATATCTGAACTTCATTTGGTGTTCAAGTTCAAGGTCTTTCATTTGTTTCTTTTTGACTCTTCTGATAGCTTTTAGTTTAGTCGCACGTTCTCTTTCTCTTCTTGTTTCGTAGAATTCCTTCTTCTTTAAATCAAAGAGAATGTCTGACTTCTTGACTTTCCTTTTCCAAATTTTCATTGCAGTATCAAAGTCGTCATTTCTTACGGTGACTTGCCTTGCACCGTCCTTAGGCCACACTTTTTTCTTTTGACGTTGTGGTCGTCTATCAAAGTTTCTATTTCTCATAGTTCCTTAGTTAAAGTTAATATTACCAATCAGAAATACGTATGCATATCCGATTGAATTTCTTCCCAGTAGTCCAATGTTACTTCTTTCGCATAGGACACTTGAAACTTGTCTGCGTTTACAAAAGTCTTTTCAACTTCTGCAATAACGTCTTCTCGTGATTCATTATAACAATCTTGTGCAATTGTTTGACATTCTAATACGAATGCACCCATTTTACTCATTACGCAACCTCACTATACCTAGGTGTAATACCCATTTTAATAATTCTCTCAACAATCTCAGTTGCTTCCCAATTGAAACCACCGATATTCCATTGACATTCTTCGGTAGGGATTCTACCATATTTCCACGCATAGACAGACACTTGTTCGTAGTATGTGTCTGAGTATCCGTCACCAGTATCTCTGACTTTGACATTCAGAACCCACTCACAAGATACCTTCTCATATGGGTCTGCGTCTGTATAAGACGGTGTACCAAAAAGATTATGTAGTTCGTCATAGGTAGTTGTAATTTCACCTTGTCTACAAGACCCAGACTTAATGAATGAGTCGTAGATATCATAACTAATAATATGCATTATTAAACTCCCAATACTTTTAATACGATAGGAAGGACGAAGAGTGATAAACCACTCAGAAAGTCCTTGTCTAGTAATCCGTGTTTTTTCAATGTTGTCATAATAACTCCTTTCTTTATTATGTTATTATTATAACAAGATTGGAGTTAAATGTCAAGCTTTTTTTGAAAATAATTTAAGTATTATCACCGTCACGATATCTAATTTTAGACTTATCAAATATCTTATGTTCCCAAGGAAATGGTTTGTTGATATGAAGTCCAACAAAGACCATACCACCCATAATGAGTATCATTATCATTCCACCCCAGAATCCTAGTTCAATCATAACTAACCTCTATCGTAATGGTCGTGGACGTGCAACTGAATGATTGCGTAGTGCAATACTTTCATTAAGTCTGCACGATTGTAACCATTCTTGTTACCATATCTTTGTGCATACTTCATTATGTTACCAATACAGAATCCGTCTCCGTGACCACCGTCAATAATAAATTCAGTCGCTTGGAATTTGTTTTTAGAATAGTGTTGACTGTAAGTACTGTCAATGTATTTTTTCAATGCATCAATTGTCTTGTCTTCACTATATTTGTATTGTATTTTTTTCATTGTATAATATTACCATAATAAAACATTAATGTCAAGCAGTTTCTAATTCTTCAATAAAATCTTGAATAGCTTCCAATGCCTGTTCTTCATATACATCATTGTTTATGTTGTAAGGGAATTTAAATGCAAGAGTAAATCTTGGACAGTTTGTCCACGCAGTATGCCAACAATGATACTTGGGTTCGTCCTTGCGACCAAACCTATACCACCTTGCTTGCCACCCTTTGACATCTTGTTCAGTTATGATTTCGTCTTTGTCTCTATCATAATAAGAAAAGTATCCATCACCCTCTTCACTCCAAGTCAAAATAATTTGATATCCGTGAGCATTCCAATTAGTATGCCAACCAACAAATCCGTTAGGTGGATAATATGATGTAAGAGAATTTGACCTTGCACCAAACCTCATAGGTAGTTCGTTCTTAGTCCAATTCATAATAGGTTTGAATATTTCAGGTCTATGTTTTGCACCGTGGGATACTTGGAAACCATATCCCTTTTCAGGAAACCCTAAATGTTCATCACCCTTCGCAATCATTTCGTGGAGATACTCTTCTTTACAGAAACGTTCCCACTCTTCAACAGGGATATCACCTTGTAGACTATCAGATAACTCTTCACATACCTCACGATGTTCCAGAAACATATTGACAGTCTTATCAAGAGTATCAAGTAATTCTTTATTTCTGATTACTATCTCGGTCATCCTACATACTTTCCTGTTTCTAAATCAACACCTGCGTCATCAACGATTCGGAATTTTAAGTTATCTGTTTTCATTGATACCGTATGATATGCACCACAATTAGGACACGATAGGTTTGTTTCCATATCGTAATACTCGTGGTCTATATCTTGGTCTCCACCCCAGATTAATGTTGTTTCACATACATAACATTTCATATTATTAGTCCATTTTAAAGTTATTGAATTTTGATTTATCAAATAATGGTTTATCGTCCCACCCTTTGTCAGGGTCGTCACTCGGAATCATTTCTTCGTCATTGTCATCCTCAAGACGCATTTTAGAACGGTCAACCTTTACAGTAAATCTATTGTTTTTTGTTGGGTCGTTATATCTGTTCTTTAACTGTTTAACCATAATCTTCCCTAGATTATTTAGTTCGTCATTAGAGATTAAGGCAAACATTAAGTCAGCAGTTGCAGGAAGACCAAACGATTCTGAAGTATCTTCTAGACCAACGTCATCATTAGAGTATCCACTACGAGTTGTTTGGGTTGCAGACATAATAGGAACGTTGAACTCAACTGCAAGTCCACGAAGTTCTTCTGCAATACTCTTGATATAAGAGTAAGAGTTGATTGCACCACCCATACCTTTCATACGAGACGAGGCACAAATGTTTAGATAATCAACAAAGATAAGTTCAGGAACAAAGTTCTTCTTAAGTTTCAATTCATTTAACAATGCACGGAAGTGTGCAGTATTAGCTTGACCTGTAGGATATTCTTTAATAATAAGTTTACCTTGAGTCTTGGCAGCAATCTGACCAACCTTGTCGGTAAACATATCCTTAGATAGATTCTCTAACTGGTCAATCGGTATGTTCAATAAGTTTGCGTCAATACGTTCTGCGATACGTTCCTCTGCCATTTCCATAGTAATGTATAAGACATTATGACCTTGGGATAATCCAGAAGCTGCCATATGACACATAAACAATGACTTACCAACACCTGTTCCTGCAAGTGCAATGTTCAGAGTCTTGTTAGGTAAACCACCCTTGGTAATTCTGTTGAAGTATTCAAGGTCAAACGGAATACGTTCTTCTTGTTCGTGATAGAACTCATAACGATTATCTACATTCTCAAGATAATCGTGACCAATATTCGTATCAAAGGTAACACCAAGTGCTTTACTCAATACGTCAGGTATTGCATTCTTTTGCATTGTGGCGTGTTTACCATCAATAATCTGAATAGACTCCATAACCGCATTGAATACCGCACGGTCTTGACACCACTTCTCGGTGCGTTCAATTAACCATTCAAGGTTTTCAGGTTCAGGTTTAAAGATATTGGGTAGAAGTTCTAATGCAGAACGATAGTTGTCTTCACCCAGTGAATTGTTTTCGTCTATCTCAATCTTGAATGATTCAAGACTCGGTAGTTTATTGTATTTTGCAACGAACTTGGTTACTTCTTTAAAGAGTCCTTTGTATACACCTTCAAAGTAGTCAGGGGATATGAACGGAAGAACCTTCCGCATATAATCCTCATTCGTTAATAAGTTCCTCAGAACTGTCTGTTCCAGATTGATATTCATTATATAAGTTTTCTAACTCCTCAGTCATTTCTTCGGTTGCTAACATTTCACCAGTCTTTTCGTCAGTCGCAACCATTGTTCCTTCGTTGATAGACGTGTCTATAACCGCACCTAGTATTCTACCAACATATTCTTGAAAAGTCAAGTCTTCGGTTGTTAGGTCAGGGTCAGGAGAAGAAACGATAGAAAAATTAAAATTAATCTGACCGTCCTCTTTTTCTCCCTCAAATTTAATTGCACCAAAGGAGATAACCGTTTCAGGATACTCCTCTAGTATTCTAATGTTCCAACCGTGAGGGTCATCCGCAGGGATAATCTCATAGTGAACTTTCTCACTTAACTTTTGTTCAATCTCATTCATCTACAATGTCGTCCATTGACACTAATGATTTCTTTGTGATTGAGTATTGTGATTTTAAGAAATCTGCAAAGTCAGTTTCTTCCCAGATTGATTCCCAAAATTCATCGGTTAGTGTATCTGCTAGTCTGACCTTGGGGTCAACCAGTTCTCCAGTTTTAGTATCAACTTTGCAGTACCACCCATTAGAAGGTTTAGCA